AAGAGGAGAATAAGAGAGATCCAGTGATCATAGATATACATCTAAAAGGAAACACTGCAAGAAAGCAGGCTTCTAATCGCATGGGTCATTATATGAAACAGGGTTACACAATTAAACAACTGTAAAAAAATAGTTCTTGACATTAATGGTATTTTTTAGTATAATATATGTTCTTATTTGATTGGGTGAAAATCTACGACGCCTCCCAAGGTAATGTCGTTGAGATTGTACGAATTTTTAGGATGATTGTTGAAAAACAAATTCCGAAGAATAAGTATGATCCTATCTATAGATATTCACAAAAAGATTTCTCAGGGATTAGCTTCATGCTACATCCCGACGTCCTCCTATACCATTCATTTAAGTATAAATACCGTGAAGTTGCACAGTATATAAGTTTGTGCGCTCTGCGTTCATCAGCAGACTTTATCTCAACACAAGACCCATCTCTTGATGTAGTTTTGATGCCAGGATTAAGTCCCGAAAAAATAATAGAAAATAATAGGCTACTTGAAATAGACGATGATAAAGTATATTTTCGCTATGAAGAAGTCAATCCAAAGGAGATACATTAAATGGCTATTAAGTTCAATCAGCACAAAGGTGCTGCACAAAAATCAAACATCACTTCATTTCAGTACACAGATGGTGACAATAAGTTTCGTCTAGTGGGAGATATTCTTGCTAGATACGTGTACTGGATTAAAGGCGAAAACGATAAGAATATTCCTCTAGAATGCTTGTCTTTTGATCGCAATAAAGAGTCCTTCAACAATCAAGAAAAAGACTGGGTACGCGAGTACTATCCTGACCTAAAGTGTGGCTGGAGCTACGCAACTCAATGTATTGATAATGGTCAAGTTAAAGTTGTAAATCTCAAGAAGAAGCTCTGGGAGCAGATTATTACTGCTGCAGAGGATTTGGGAGATCCAACAGATCCCGAAACAGGATGGGATGTACAGTTTAAGAGAGTAAAAACCGGTCCTCTGCCCTACAATGTAGAGTATCAGCTACAGGCTCTTAAGTGCAAGCCTCGTGCTTTAGGTGAAGATGAACTTGCTTTGATTGCTGATCTAAAATCTATGGATGAAGTTATGCCTCGTCCAACTCCTGACGCTCAGAAAGAGCTGTTAGATCGTGTCCGTGACAGTGCGGGCGATGAAATTGATGAGACTATTGAAGACGAGTTTAAGATTGCATGATTTTATTTACGGCTGACTGGCACATTAAACTGGGACAAAAAAATGTCCCAGTTGAGTGGGCAACCAAAAGATATAATGAATTCTTTAATCAAGTGCATCAGCAGGCAGAAAGCTGTGATATGCACATTATTGGAGGAGATTTATTTGATCGTATACCTACAATGGAAGAGCTTTCTTTATACTTTTCTTTTATACGAAAAGTAAAGAAACCAACTCTTGTATACGATGGTAACCATGAAGCAACTCGTAAAAATAGAACATTCTTTTCACAACTAAAACAAGCATCAAGGGATATCAACCCATTAGTAAATGTGGTTGATATTTCTTATGTTGATGAAGATTTGGGATTCGGAGTGTTGCCATATGCTGACTTACATAGAAAGGACAGTATTGAGCACTTCGATACAAGTAAGCCTCTATTTACCCATGGAAGAGGAGAGATACCTCCCCATGTAAAACCAGAGGTAGACCTAGATCGTTTTAGTGATTTTCCTGTAGTATTTGCAGGAGACTTACACGCACATAGTAACACACAAAGAAATATTGTTTATCCAGGCAGTCCGATGACTACTTCTTTTCATAGACAAGAAGTAGAAACGGGCTATCTTCTTATCAATCCTAAAGATTGGTCATGGAATTGGTGGCCTTTTACACTACCTCAGTTAATTCGTAAAACTGTAAAAGATCCGGCTGATATGATAGCTACAAGCTATCATCATACGATCTATGAGATAGAGGGCGATATCCAGGAGCTGGCAGCAGTAGAAAACAGTGATTTACTCGATAAGAAAGTTGTAAAACGAAACTCAGAAGCATCTCTAGTCATAGAGAAAGATATGACAATGGAAGATGAATTAGTAGAGTATCTAAAGTATATACTAGAGATACCCGATAACAAAGTAATGGATATTGTAGGAACGTATAATGATTACGCTAAAAAAGCTCAAGTGGAGTAACTGTTTCAGTTATGGCCCCGATAATGAGTTACAACTAGATGATAATACTGTTACTCAAATAATTGGCACTAACGGTATGGGCAAGTCGTCCATACCGTTAATTATTGAAGAGGCTTTATATAACAAAAACTCAAAAGGCATCAAAAAAGCAGATATACCAAATAGGTATATAAATGATGGATATGACATAGAGTTAGAGTTTGATAAGTCAGGAAAAAATTATTTAATTCGTATAAATAGAAAAAACAATATAAAAGTTGCTTTACTTGAAGACGGAGAAGATATATCAAGCCACACGGCTACAAATACCTACAAAAGTATACAGGAGATACTAGGAGTAGATTTTAAGACTTTTTCACAGCTTGTTTATCAAAATACAAATGCTAGCTTACAGTTTCTTACCGCGACAGATACCAATAGAAAAAAGTTTCTAATTGATTTGTTAAGGCTAGAAGAGTACGTTCAGTTATTTGAAATATTTAAAGAAGCATCAAGAGAGTCTTCAAATAAGATGATTGAAGTATCCTCAGAAATTACAACTATTGAAAAATGGTTATCAAACAATAAACTTGAGGCTACCAATATACTACCACTATTAAATTTAGAAATTGATACGGAAGAAGATGAGAAGACATTCCGTTCTCTTTCAGTAGAACTTAAAAATATTTCCGAAAATAATAAAAAAATTCTAAGAAATAATCAGTATAAAGAAATGCTGAGTGGTATAAATATTGAGCAAATACAGGCTGATCTAGAAAAGCTCCCTGCTATGGAGTCTTATGACAAGTATCAGACTATTATAGGGCAAGTAGAAGGAGCCAAAAGAGCTTCTGATAAAATGTTGCAAAAGCTTGAGCAACTAGAAGATAAGTGTCCTACTTGTGAGCAAAATATAGATGCAGAGTTTAAGAATCAGCTAATTCAAGCAGAGAAGAAAACTCTTGACTTTTTAGCTTCGGAAAAAGAGTCAAATGAGGACATTATACGTCAGATAAAAGTAAATAACAGTGCTAGAACTAAGTTATCTAGCGCACAGAAAGAGTGGGAAGATCTATTTAGAAATATAGACAATACTCTACCCTCTAGTATTCTTAATGCTGAAGAACTGCAAGAAAAACTGGATGAAGTTACTCTAAGTCTAAAAGAGGCGAAAGCAAAGTTAGCAGATATTGCTTCACAAAATGAAAATATAACAAAACGAAATACTCGTATTGAGATAATTCAAGCACAGACAGATGGTTTTCTTAAAAAACTAACTGATGCTCAAGAAGTGCTAAATCAACAAAAAGACTTAGATTCTAGTTTAGAGATTTTAAAGAAAGCTTTTAGTACAAATGGACTACTTGCTTATAAAATAGAAAATCTAGTGAAGGAACTAGAAGAACTAGCAAATAGTTATCTTGCAGAGCTTTCTGATGGTAGATTTACATTAGAGTTTATTGTATCAAATGATAAGCTAAATGTACAAATCACCGATAATGAAAATATTGTAGACATTCTAGCACTTTCTTCAGGAGAGCTAGCAAGAGTAAATACAGCTACTTTGATTGCTATTCGTAAACTTATGAGTAGTATATCAAAATCTAGAATAAATATACTTTTCTTAGATGAAGTCATAAATGTTCTTGATGATAGTGGTAGAGAGAAAATGGTAGAAGTATTACTGCAAGAGGATTTAAATACCTATGTAGTATCTCATGGTTGGACACACCCTTTACTTGAAAAAATAGAGGTTGTTAAAGAAGGAAACGTAAGTAAACTAGAATGGTAGATGAAAAATTACAGTTAATACTTTTTAATGAAGAAGCTAGACAAAGCAATCAGATAGAACTTATTGCAAGCGAAAATTTTGCAAGTGAAGCTGTACGGGAGCTTTGTGGTAGTGTATTCACAAATAAATATGCAGAAGGCTATCCAGGTGCTCGTTACTATAATGGCTGCGAGTATATGGATTCTGTAGAAATATACGCACAACAGTTAGTCCAAAAACTATACGACTGTAGATACTCTAATGTACAACCTCATAGCGGGGTCAATGCAAATACAGCAGTCTACCAAGCATTTCTAAAGCCAGGAGATAAAATTCTTGGGATGGATCTTGCAAGTGGTGGACACTTGAGCCATGGTGCAAAACCTACGCTAAGCGGTAAGATTTATGAAGCATATTCATATGGTGTAAAGGAAGATGGCTATATAGACTTTGATCAAGTAGAGCGTCTTGCTGTAGAGCATAATGTAGATATGATTGTAGCGGGTGCAAGTGCATACTCTCGTCATATAGATTGGAGCAGATTCAGTGATATTGCAAAAAAGGTTGGCGCATATTTACTATGTGATATGGCGCATTATAGTGGTCTAGTGGCAACTAGAATGTATCCAAGCCCTCTTCCATACGCTGATGTAGTTACAAGTACTACTCATAAAACATTGCGAGGACCACGAGGTGGCATGATTCTTTGGAATAATCCGAGTTATACAAAAAGAATAAATAGTGCTATCTTTCCTGGAACACAGGGCGGGCCTCTTATGAATATGATTGCTGCAAAAGCACAGTGCTATACAGAGGCTTTGGATCCTTCTTTTGCACACTATATCCTTGGCGTAATTAAGAATGCTCGTACAATGTCAAAAGTATTTATGGAAGCAGGCTACAATGTAATTACAGGAGGCACAGATAGTCATTTACTGCTTCTTGATCTAAGTGATAAGAAACTTAGCGGAAGAGAGGCTGCTGATAGGCTGGAAGAAAATGGAATTACTGTGAATAAAAATAGTGTTCCAAATGATCCTCGCAACTTTATTGAGACAAGTGGTATACGGATAGGTACTGCGGCAGAAACAACAAAAAATAGATCAAATTATTGGTTTGAAGACTTAGCCCGTACGATGGTTGAGATACTGGAGAAATAGTGGTAGATTCAAGAGCAAAAGGGGCGAGAGGGGAATATCTCGTAAGGGATATGTTACGAGAACATACTGGACACCAGTTTGAAAGAGTTCCTAGCTCTGGGGCACTTGAGTACTTAAAAGGAGATTTATACGTACCTCATGCAAAGAATAGGTTTTGTATAGAAGTAAAAAACTATGAAAACTCTCCTTTGACAGATAAAATGTTTACTGCTCCAAAAACAAATAATCTGATAAACTGGTGGAAAAAGATAGAAATACAAGCTGAGGGTGGTAACCAAGAGCCTTTACTATTTTTTAAGTATAATCGATCTCCTGTTTTTGTTTGTACTGCAGAGCTGCCTGAAAGTACAGATCACTACATGTACATTAATTTTTTAGGTTGTTTTGTATTACTAGCCGAAGAATGGCTAAACAAAGAAAAGGTGGAATTTTTAGATGGCATTTAACTTTACAGATAAAATAGTTGATAGCAATATCAATTGTACGCTTATAGTAGATGCCTTGAATTTGGCATTTAGATGGAAGCACCAGGGACGTTCAGACTTTAGGTATGAGTACCAAAGAACTGTTCAATCTCTTGCAAAATCTTATGACTGTAAGAATGTAATAATTACAGCAGATTTAGGCTCTTCTAAGTATAGAAAAGAGATAAATCCAGAGTATAAACAAAATCGAAAAGATAAGTTTGCTGACCAAACGGAAGCAGAAAAAGCAGAGTTCGAAGAGTTTATAGAAGAGTATGAAGCAACTCTTAATCTTCTACAAGAAGATTATACACTGCTACGATTTAGGGGAGTAGAAGCAGATGATATTGCCGCTCACCTAGTAAAAGAAAAAGATAAGTATGACTTAGAGTATATTTGGTTAATATCTAGTGATAGAGACTGGGATCTTCTTATTCAGGATAATGTAAGTAGATTTTCTTATGTTACAAGAAAAGAAGTAACACTAGAAAACTGGAAAGAGCACTATGATGTTACACCAGAAGAGTACATATCACTTAAGTGCCTAACAGGGGATAAAGGAGATAATGTTCCAGGAATACCTGGGATTGGTCCAAAGAGAGCTGTAGGACTTATAAAGCAGTACGGAGATGCACTAAATATCTATGATGCGTGCCCTCTCGATAGTAAGTACAAATATATTCAGTCATTGAATGAAAATTATGAACAGATAATACAAAATTACGAACTTATGGATTTAATCACTTATTGTGACGATGCTATAGGAGTAGAAAATGTATCGGTGATAGAGGGGATAATGAATGCAAATTAATTATAATAGGGATAAATACCTATCTGAGTTCAGTATTAAAACACTGGAAGACAGATACTTAATCGGGGATGAAAAATCTCCCCAGGAAGCGTTTGCCAGAGCAGCTAGGTCTTTTTCTGATAATGATGCGCATGCACAAAGACTCTATGACTATGCTAGTAAGCTGTGGTTTATGTTTTCTACGCCTGTACTTTCAAACGGTGGAAGTGCAAGAGGCTTACCTATAAGTTGTTTTTTGAATTATGTAGATGACAGCAGAGAAGGAATTACAGACCACTATACAGAGAATGCTTTTCTCTCGTCCGTAGGTGGAGGAGTAGGAGGATGCTGGAGCGGGGTTCGGAGTGTAGGCTCGAAAACGAGCAATGGCTCCGAAAGCACTGGTGTAATTCCTTTTATGAAAGTTGTGGACGCAGAGATGCTTGCTTTCTCTCAGGGAGTAACGCGTCGTGGAAGCTATGCAGCTTATCTTGATATTTCACATCCTGAGATTGAGGAGTTTTTAGATGTTCGAAAGCCTACTGGTGGGGATATTAACCGCAAGTCTACTAATCTTCATCATGGTGTGGTTATTGGAGATGATTTTATGGAGTGTATCGAGCGAGCCACCAGGACCGCTGGATTTGATGATAGCTGGGATCTTATTGACCCTCATAGCGGTGTGGTAGTAAAGACAGTATCAGCAAAAACACTCTGGGTAAAACTTATTCAGAATCGCGTCGAAACAGGAGAACCTTACATCATGTTTGGTGATACTGTAGATGAAGGATTGCCAGAGTTTCAACAAAGCTTAGGCCTAAAAGTTAATCAGTCTAATCTGTGTTCTGAAATTACACTTGCTACAGACAAAGACCGCACAGCGGTATGCTGTCTCTCTAGTGTAAATTTAGAAGAATACGATGAGTGGAAGGATAATGACCAATTTATTCCTGATCTTGTTCGTATGCTTGATAATGTGCTTCAGTACTTTATCGAGTATGCTCCAGATCAGCTATCTCGTGCTAAATATAGTGCAATGAGAGAAAGAAGCATTGGTTTAGGTGCAATGGGATTTCATGCACACTTACAACGCCACAGTATTCCATTTGAGAGTGCTATGGCAAAGTCGAAAAACATGCAAATGTTTTCTCGTATAAAATCGGAGGCAGAACGTGCAACAAGACAGTTGGCTGAAGAACGAGGCGAATGTCCTGATGGAGAGGGTTACGGTATTCGGAACGCTCACCTTCTTGCTATTGCTCCTAACGCCAGTAGCAGTATTATCTGTGGTAATACTTCTCCTTCAATTGAGCCTTATAGGGCTAACGCTTTTACTCAAAAAACTAAAACGGGGAGCAGTTTACTTAAAAACGAGTATCTTGAACATATCCTCCAAGATCTCGACCAAGACACCGACGATAACTGGAAAAGTATTGTTACGAATAACGGATCTGTACAACACTTGGATTTCTTGGATGATTGGACGAAAGACGTTTTTAAAACGGCGGTGGAAATCGACCAAAGATGGGTGATTGAGATGGCAGGAGATAGACAAGAATATATTTGTCAAAGTCAATCACTTAATGTCTTTTTTCCTGCAAACGTATCAAAACAGGAACTTCACGCCACACATATGATGGCCTGGAAAAGAGGAGTCAAAACCTTGTATTACTTACGAAGCGAAGCGTATAAGAGAGCAGAAACAATATCAGATGAAGTTTTACGCGCAAGAATCTTTGAAAGTATAGATGAGGAGGGATGTCTAGCCTGTGAGGGGTAAAATCTGGACAGTCTGGAAATACACAATAGGAAGTTTTAGCGATGAAAAAACAGCCGAGCATGACAATACTGTAGCAATACTACGAACTTTGATTGTGCTAGTCAACTTTATGACCTGTTTCTTCATCATGGCGAACGTAGTTCACAATTGGTAAAAAAATGAATTTATTGCAGGAAAGAGAATACTACAAACCTTTTAATTATCCGTGGGCATTCGAGCACTATAAAAGTCAGCAGCACATGCACTGGCTTCCTGACGAAGTGCCGCTTGCAGATGATTTAAAAGACTATCGGGAGAAAATGACTGAAGGACAGAAAAAGCTGCTATCAAGCCTTTTTCGATTTTTCACTCAAGCAGATGTTGATGTGTGTTGTGGATATGCAAAGCATTATCTACCAACATTCAAGCAGCCAGAAGTAAGAATGATGCTATCTGCGTTTGCTGCTATGGAAGCAGTACACCAGGAAGCATACTCTTTATTGCTCGAAACACTTGGATTTGGAGATGACGAATATCAAAAGTTTTTTGAGCACAAGGCTATGCTTGACAAGCATGAGTATCTACACGATTTTGGGATGGATACGCCTATGGATATTGCAAAAACCATGGCTATCTATTCTGGATTCACAGAGGGAGTTCAGCTGTTTAGTAGTTTTGCTATTCTACTGAACTTTCCTCGCCATAATCTAATGAAAGGTATGGGACAAATAGTGACCTGGTCTATTCGCGACGAGACTCTTCATGTTGAAGGAATGTCACAACTATTTCGTACTTACATTAAAGAAAATCCAGAACTATGGACAGATGATCTAAAGTATGAAATCTATTGTGCGGCAGAGCGTACAGTAGAACTTGAAGATGCGTTTATTGATCTTTGCTTTGAGGGAGCGGAAGTTCCGGACCTTACGCCGGAAGAAGTAAAGAGCTATATTCGTTATATTGCAGATCGAAGACTATTGGGTCTTGGATTAAAGAAAATCTTTTCAAGTGAAGATAACCCTCTTCCTTGGCTAGATTATATGTTGAATGGTGTTGAACACACTAATTTCTTTGAAAACCGTGCCACCGAGTACGCTCGAGCAAGTACTACGGGTAACTGGCAAGATATCTTTAAATAGGAGTCCTTAAAAATGACGGAAGTCGCAGATAAGCCTACTCTGAACTTCGAGGATAAAAATTATATTATCGAAGATATGTCAGACCAAGCTAGATATATTGTAGCACAGCTACAAGACTTACAAACTCAAGAGGGGCAAACAAAAGCCAAACTTGATCAAATTACAGTAGCCACAGAGGGGTTTAAAGACCTTCTTCGTAATCAAATCGAAGCAGACGAAAATCCCACAGAAGAAGTTGAAGGGGAGGTGGTGCAGTAAAAAGAAAGGGGCGAAAGCCCCTTTTTTATTGTTAAGTATAAGTATGTTTAATTATAGCTATTGTTTTATCTGAAGCTGAAGGAGGACTAAGTGTTGCTTCAAGAGAAACAGTACAATTATAAGGATTTTTTCGATTCATATGATGATTATATAGACTGCTATCTTTATTACAAGTAATTCTATATCCTGAAAGCCCTAAAGTATCTTTAAAGAAATTTTTTGTTGCATTAATATAATCGGAGTCATGTAGCCAAGATTTGCTTCCTTCTTTATCCGCTCCATACAGAGCATAATTAAACATAATATACGTCGGATCTTGTAAAAAACAACCTGCTACAATAAAAATAGGGTGTTCATCTTTTTTCCAGTATATAACTTTACAGTTGGATGCTTCAATATGTTCTTGATACTTTTCTCTTATCTTTTCCTTTTTTAAGTTATTATCGGAAAAATTATCTAAAGTTAAGTATCTCCAATCAAAAGTTCCTGCTTCTAAAAAAGGTAAAGACTGCTCAAAAAGACTATCAAAGCTAGAAGGCAGTTCTGTGCACTCAGCTATTGTAATCACGAAGCTCTTCCTCCATAGAAGTTACCAAAACTAATCTGACCACTTGTAGGAATATTTGTATTTACGGTGGTGGTGGATGAGGATGTACGTCTACGAACAGAATAGTAAAAAGTTTGTGGCCCCCCATACTTCGACGGATTGGCAGACGCGTAGTAATTGCCCGATCTCTGGTAGTCATATCCTCCTGTGGAGTGCGTGAACCCACTACCGGCACTTGTAGTAACATTTGAGCCCGCCCAGGAGATTATTCCTATTGATCCATACTCTACCACCCAGTAACCTGAACTGCCTGTTACATATGAAGTATAGGAGCCTGCTGCATTACCTACGGTACTAGGAACACTACCTCCTCCTTTATAATATTCATTTAAGCCATGGGGGACAGAGCCCCCAAACTCTCCTGCTATATCGGTTAGGCTGATTGTACCCGATGTTTGTAGTGTCATTTTATACTCCTCTAGCTAAAGCAAGCAGAATGTATTGCTTTTACTTTTGTACTTTCCGCGGACATGTCAGTGTCTGCACGAAATTCTTTCTGTGTATTATCATCATAATCAATGATAAGTCTATCTACATCATCATCTGTAGGCGTTGAAGGCCCATCATAAAATGTTGCCGTTCTCATATTAGCCATTTTTTAACTCCTCTAGTTCTTGTTTTAAATCTTTAACTTGTTGTGTCAATTCCTTTACTGCTTCTACAAGAAGTGCTGTAGTGTTTCCATACTTTACTCCATACTGATCTATGTCTTCTGCATAGGTAACTAGCTCGGGAGCTACTTCATTTACATCTTGAGCAATAAATCCCATTTCTTTAGTTTTTGTTTCATCATTAATTTTATTGTAATAAACGCCAGCAAGTTTATTTACTTTTTCAAGGGCATTATCAATAGGTACAATATTTTCTTTTATTCTACGGTCAGAATAAGCAACAATATTGCTAGATGAGTATATTCCACCGCCTTGCTCATACAGTCCATAGCTGCTTGATGTACCAGAACTACAAACGCCAAGACAATTGTTAGCAACATTGTGATAAATATGCCAACGGCCATTAGCTTCGCGATACAAACCACCGTTGCCTGAACTGTCATACATAATTGCAGAATCGCCACCACTATCAAACATTATCCCGTCATAGCCTCCTCTAGCGCCCGCTGATCGCCATGTCGCGTAAGATGTCCCTGTATTAGGATAAAAATGTGCGCCATTTGTACCTGAATATATACCCGCAGTACCTACATCTATCCAATTCTGGTGAACAAAATAACTATTTGTATTTGAAGTAAGAACTTGACTTGCACCTGTAGCGCTTCCTACACCTTTTGCATTTAAACCATCGAGCAAATCAGCGTCTAAGCCAGAACCAGCACCATCGGAAGTACTCGTCCAAATTTCACGCCAACCAGGAGAATAGCCACTACCCTGGTCATTGTATGCAAACATTTTTCCTGCAGAACCACCAGTATTGGGTGCAATTACTAAAGCTGTAATATTTCCTCTAGTAGAATCGCTTGAGTTATCTGTCCATGTTATCCAAGACGAACCCGCAGTTTCTGTAAATCGTCCCGCATCCGACAGATCGAAATTGCCTGCATAAGACCAGGAGGTTTTAAATACAGAGCTATAGGAATCAAATGCGCCATCACTCTCCATTTCGGTAATTAATCCAGCAGTTGTTGCAGTACCAGTAAAAGCCGTAGTTCCTAATGAACGAATATGATCCAAGACTCCATAATAGGAGCCATGATTACCGTCAAGTAAATCAGCATCTAAGCCAGAACCTGAACCGTCATTTTCAGCAGTCCAAACAGTATTAGCTCTCCATTTTAGTTCGGTAGCTCCGCTTCCTATCACTAATTGGTTCGTGCTATCATTTCCGCCATATCGTATATAAACAGAATTATTAGAAGTAGCACTTACAAAGGTTCCTGCATTTGCCGAAATAATCATATACTCGGAACTTAAAGTTTGAGATGAAGTTTTTAGTCCAAAATAATCTGTACCATAGGCAACCCCTAAAATTCCGGTGTTAGTGGCAACCGTAGAAGTTAGATTACCTGCAAATTTACCCGCGCCGTTAACATCAAGTTTTACGCTGGGAGACTGCATTCCAATTCCAACATTCTTATTGTCTAGTATAGTTAAAGCAGGTGTCTGACTATTCCCCGTGAGATCAATATTAGCTGAGTTAACCCAGAATTTCATACCAGTTGAGTTGTCGTATCCGATACCTGCATGAGCATCTGTACTATATTCACTCTGGAAAACTAGTACAGGGAAATTGTGGCGTAGAAGCATAGTTCGTCCCCAACCTCCTGTCATAGCTGTTCCACCGCTTACTTCTAAAGGTGCGTTTGGAGAGTTTGTTCCGATACCGACACTACCAGAGGTATAGTAAGCATTCGATCCAGAAGTGGAGAAAACAGAAGATCCACTACCTGCGTTAGCAAAACTAAGCGTGCCGCTACCATCTGTCTGTAGCACTTGATTTGCAGAACCGTCAGAAGTTGGAAGAGTATAAGCACCGTTTACACTAATTGTTCCAGTTGTTTGAATACCTGTGGCTGTGGTGGCTAGTTTGGTTGAGTTATCAAATCTTAGTTTACAAGCACCATCATCTGTAAATTGTGCAAATACTTCGCCACCATCTCCTTTTCTAAAATATATATTAGAAGAACCTTGTACGAATAAGTCACCAGTTCCAGTGTCTTTAATATAACTATTAGAACCATCATGGTAAATCTGTAAGTCATCTCCAGCACCCAAGTATAGCTTATTGCTATCAGATTTAACTGCAATATTTGAGCCTGTAATTCTTAGCTCACCAGTGGAATTAATAATATGGCTGTTTGTGCCATCATGATAAATTCGTAAATCTGTGCTTGCTCCGAAATATGCGTTTACATTATCGCCAAGCGTTAGATTCCCTGTCATTGTACCGCCAGCAAGAGGTAGCAGAGCTGCAGCCGTTATTCTAGTGTCTGCCCGAGCATCTGCACGAGCATTAGTAAAGTACAGAGCATTTGTATGTTCTGTAACATCATTACTGTCAATTACAACATTCCCGCCCAGGGAAGCACTCTCACTATTTACACTAAATGTAGAGCTTGCTAGTTTTGAGAGTGCAATTGTTGGTATACTTGCAGCATCAAATACACCATTTGCTGGTGCTACTAATTCTGCAAATTTTCTACCTCTTGATTTTGCCATTATTTACTCCGATCGTACATCTGCTGCTAAATGCTCTGCATATGCTGCTTTTGCTGAGTCTGTGTGCATTACATCACAGATTGCTTTTACTTCTGCACTGGCCGATGACCAATCATCCACCGGTGTGATAATGTGGCGGTGAAATGAACGATTCAGTTCTTTACCGTCTTCGCTAATAATTGTTGCGGTGCGTACTTGCACTACCTTCCAATCTCCTGCATCCACCACTTCGATTTTGTCTTCTTTTGTTATTTTCTCTAATGCCATTTTTTTATCCTGTCCGTGCCCATTATCCAATGAGCATAAGTTAAATATTTAGCCTGTATTAGGCGTTAGTCCTGTAGACCGCATCAAACATCATCGTCAGATTGCTGCCATATGCATTAAATGCAGTACCGCTCACATGCCCTGTACCGTGTGGCGAGGTACTATTTGGTAGAAGAAAATAAAAACTAGCGGAACTTGAGTATCCTCCATATGACGCATTGTTGCCGCTGGTATAGACAAGATTCCAACTACCATAATTTGTTGGATCAAACGGAAAGTTGCGTATCCCGTAGTAAGGGCTTGACGTTCCTGCATTACCGTTAGGATTTACAAGCGTTAGATATCCTCGCACATAGACCAAGCCCCCAACTTTTGTATAGGATGCTTCTGATACCGTTAACGGGATTGATCCACTTCCATCATTGTGAGCTATAGTTGGTGTCCAACTTCCTTCTTCATAGTCATCGAGCAAATTAGCCGCATTTCCCGCAGAGTATGAAGTACCGCCACTTGCATCACCAAAGTTTATACCTCCTGATAAGTATAGGTTTTTGAAGCGCACGTTGCTTGCTCCAAGGGAGATGGCATTATCTCTTGAGCTACCTGTGGCATTTGAGGGGTAGATCTGATTATTTGTTCCATCCATCCGAAGTGCTGCATCAGAGCCGCTTGTAGAGCCAACAACGAAATCGCCACCAATTGTTGAAATATAACCTACCGTTGTACCATTTTTCCGAAAATCAGCAATTGCTCCGTCAGCCCCAATAATGTTTAAGTACAGAGATTGATTGGTGTTGTTTCCAATTCCAATATAGCCATCACCACTAATACGAACACCAGCATCACTAGCAGAACTTGAGTTGTCGGGCGCAGAAGATCCACTGCCTGAAGTAGTTCCCACCAGTAATTTACCAGAAGAGTCTAGATCCATCAAAGAAGCGCCAGTGTTGCCATTTCGGAAACTGAGAGTGGTGACAGCGTTGACATTGGCTTTGCCAATTGAATAGTCTGTACCTGGGCTTGAGGAAAAGTGAACACCGCCAAAGGTCGTATTACTTGCAGTAGCATCTCCATTACGTAAAAACACAAGTGCGCCGTTAGTTGCCTGCGGACTCCCTGCAATATGTAGCTTTGCTGACACTCCGCTTGTGCCAATGGCTACATTTCCTGAACTTTCAATTCGCATGCGTTCTACATTGTTGGTCAGCAACCTTAAATAACCACTACCCGTTGTTCCCACATCCATTCCGCC